GCACCTTGGCAAGGTGCCGCTCTACCAACTGAGCTACAACCGCATCGCTGCCCCACCTGGACTCGAACCAGGGACACTCGCATTAACAGTGCGATGCTCTGCCAACTGAGCTATGGGGCATTAAACGTTGGCGTTTGTCAGGTAGGACCTGAGACTGTCAACGGTCATGGATATTTTATCACCATCTTCAATACCTTTGCCATCAATGATGGCACTTGCTATAGAAGACTTCTGTTGAAGCATCTCGTGTTGGCGCTCTTCAATGGAGCCAGCAATAATTAAATCTTGAATTACGATTGAGGGCCAGGTAGAGGAGGCTCTTTGTATGCGACCATTCCTCTGCGTCGCACTGCCTGAAGACCAAGGGAGGTCATAATTGATAAGCAAATTAGCAGCAGGAAGGTCAACACCGTAGCCCCCAGCGTCAGAACTAATAAGTACGCGTACATCGGGATTAGTATTGAAGTCAATTTTGTTACGTTCTTTAGTTTTAGCATCTAACCTCCCAGAGTACTTGCGACAAATTTCAGGACCTAAAGCCTCTTCAACCATATCTAACATATCAACATAGGTAGCAAATATAACAACCTTGTTATCATCGTTTTGGTCTAAGAACTCTTTAACATATTGCGTTAGATAATCTAATTTAGGGGAACGGCTGCAGCCATCTAGAGCTCCAGTATCTACAAGCTCTGCAATGTATGAAGAGCCCTCGCCACTCATAAGTTTAAACTTTTTAGCGCTAGTCTTTAGTAGGTCTGGGTGAGAGCACAGCATCTTTAAGGCACCAATCTTGGACATGATGCGTCCGCGCATCTCATCCTCAGGGCCACCACGTCGAGACTCCATACCATAGTGAGCCATGATGTTGAAGTTAGAACCAAAAAGTTCATGCGCTTCATCTAAGTCTGACAACAAGTCTTGACCTATGCGTGTGTATAACTTAGATGATGCCCTATCAAAAACTATATGCATAGGGTCTTTGTGAATAGTGTCAGGAAGATACGGCGCTACGTCTGGGTCTTTCTGTGCTTTACGTACAGAAGCCTCTTTCATCCTAGTGTGAAGGGTAGACAAGTTGCGGTAGTACTGCGGTGCGCCCCAAGAGTTTCTTACGATAAAAGCAGCATCAAAGATATCAAACCGACCAAGTACGCTGGCGTCAACGAACTGCATAATGCTATACAGCTCTTCAGGCTTGCCATTTTCAATCGGAGTACCAGTGAGTGCAAATCTATATGGCGCATTGATTAACTTCTTTACTGCTCGGGAACGTTTGGATTTGAAGGACTTGATGGCTGTGGCTTCGTCAAGGATAACAAATCCTCTTGGTAAGTCTTTGATAAAGTTCCAGTCGTTAACAACTTGCTCATAGTTAAGGATAATGTAATCAATCCCTGTATTCCGCCAGTCCATTGCTTCGGCGTATTGCTCTGCGCGTTTCTTCGGCGTTCCATCAATGACCAAAGGTTTAGAAGTTCCACCTGTAAATTTCTCAATCTGTCCAGCCCACTGGTATTTAAGTGAGGATAGACAAATTATAAGACCAGGTTCTTTTACTTTCTTGGTATCCATCAACCTTTCTATAGCGGCGATGGTTAAGACAGTCTTGCCTAGTCCCAAGTCATAGGCAACCAAAACCTTACCTCGTTCGCACATCTTGTCGACGGCTTCGGGTTGGTAGGGTAGAAGAGTTCCTGTAAATGTCACAGAGGAATCTCGTTAACTCTGTCTTTAGACCAGTGAATATAAGACCTAATATAGACAAGCGCGTAAGCAAGAGCAGAGAAAATAAAGCCGTACTGGTCAGTAGTTAGCGCGTAAACAATCCACAAAACCTCGTTAAAAAGAAGCACTAGCCATCCCCAAATAGTTTTACGTCCAACAAAATAAATCCCGCCAACGCCTATAACAGCGAGGACCCAGGACCCATATTCCATAATCATATGTATGCTCTCATCCTAGTTTGTATAAGAACCTTAAGGTCCTCAAGAGTACCGTTGTTAAGAAAAATCTGGTCAACCTTTTCACCATCCATGGCTATCTCTGATGCATGGGTGTTTACTGGAATAACCCCACTGCGCTTTATACGCCAAATTTGCGCGTTATCGTATTCGCGAATGGCCTTAGCCTCATTAGGATATCGAACATCAGTAATAACGTAGTTAACTTCTCCAAACAACTGAAGGCCGCTTAACGCCTGCTTTACCCAAAACATATCACCAAAGGTTTTACGGGCACCAACACCTAGGTCTTGAAGAAGGCGTCTAGCTTCGGGATAGTCAACCTTAACTCTGTCCCACCCGTATACATCAACCAACCCTTGAACTCTATAGCCCTCTTTAAGCATGGGGTTAGTGGCATATAACAGGTCACGTATGGGGTCAGCAAAAGTGACTCGTTGGTACCCGTAATTCTCTACAAGTATATTAGCTACGGAGTCTTTACCTGATTGTGCGTAGCCTGTTAATCCAATAATCATTTGTGCTCCTCTGGGCAACACTCTTTGCATGCCCTAATTAAAGTAGGTGAACCTCTTAATGCTTCCCAATGGTCTGCCGTAGGCTTATCACAAAACGAGCAGTACTTAGCACGCGCTTTGTTATCCGCTGCAACCTTCTCTAGGTAATCGCGCAGAGGACCTGCATCCATCCACTTAGCACTGCTGCTCATGGCATGAATCCTAGTATGTGTCTAGCGTTTTGCAAACCCCACTCAATCTCTTTACGAGACATTCCGCCCACATCTTTTTGGTCAGTCTGTGCGTAATTAAAAAACCAAGACGATAGTCCGATATCCATTGCTTTAAACCTAAGGTTCTCAGTACAAGACTTTCCAGCGTCATCATTATCTAAAGCAAAGATAGGCCTGGTCGCGCCTCTAATCATGCTCCACTGAGTATCAGAGACGGCGCACCCATACGTAGCAACGCCACCCTGGATACCAACCGACGCTAAACGGATAACATCTAGCGGAGACTCAACCACAATCATGTCCCCACCCTTGTAGTGCTCATATCCAAATAGAGCTTCGCTCTTCTTAACACCTGTTGTGTTTTTAAAGTATCTAGTCTTATGACCCTTTTCCTGCCAACCCAATAATTTATTAGTCATCGGGTCTCTAATAGGGATAATCCAGTTGCCTTGGTTGGAGTTCCATTTAACACCGTACTTAGCTACTGCCTCAGGTAATAGACCTCTACTCAAAGAAATATCTTGGGGTACCTCTTTAAAAGCTTGAAGCATTGACTCATGGATTGGGGCGTACTCTTCCTTCTTAGGTTTATCGCCTTCAATCAATTGCTTAATACGGGCAGTAAGCCTGTCAACAGTTAAATCTATATCAGTTATAGCGTCTGTGCTACCACCTAAGTATCTAACTAAAGTTTGTAAGCCACCCTTCCATTGACAAGAAAAGCAAATAAATAAACCAGTCTCGCCGTTAATCCAGAAAGATGGGTTGTTATCTTCTTTTCCTGTACGCTCTTTGTGGGCAGGGCAGTGCAGTTGTATCTCGCTGTTTCTTATTAATACAACCTTTAAACCTAGAACATCTAGGGTGTCCTCAATGCTAGATGTCATTTGAGTCAATCTCTCTAAAAGTACCTGTGCTCCAATCCCAGATAAGCGATATCTCCATGCGTCCAGAGTTACGGCTTTCTAGCACCTTCAAGATACGAGTGTCATCTACGTTCTCATCTTCTCTTTGTAGACCAAAGATAACGTCTGCGTCCTGATGGAAGGATGATGAGTAACCAATAGAGTCAGCTGTTACCTGACCCTTACGCATCTTCCAGTTAAGTACCTGAGTTGTAATAACAACAGGAACTTTGTACTTCTGTGCCATGCGCTTTAGGGAACGGGTGATATTAGTAATGGCCTGCGGGGTATTGGCTTCACCAGTTTGCTCATCAATCATCAAGTACACACCGTCAATAAATACAATCTCTGGGTGCAGCACTGATAACTTACTGGCAATACCTGAAACTGTAGAACCATTAGCGGAGTCCACCAACCAAAAAGGTTTACGCATGCTCTCCATAGAACGAAGCTTTGCTTGGTATCTTGACTCTTCTTCTTGGTCTAGCAAACCATTTATAAGACGTGTGTGAGAAATACGCGCTCGCATAGCATCGTAACGAGTCTGCTGTTCGTGGTTACTCATTTCGAATGACTGAAACATAACAGACTTATCTTGTAGATGAACATTCTGTGCAAACTGCAAAGCAACAGTTGACTTACCAGTTTTAGGTGGAGCAACAATTACAATCAACTGACCAGGCTGTAGACCACCAGTAACTTGGTCAACACTAGGAAATCCTGTTCCTGTTCCAAGTAACCCAGGGTTGTTCTTACGGAATGTGTACTCATCCCAACGCTTCTGTGGGTCATCAATAAGGTTTACATCGCTGGTCTTACCTAGACCATCTTCCTCTAATCCAATAATTCCCGATTGAACTATACGTAGGCCTTCTTCATGGTCTTTAGTAGAACCATATGTAGTAGCGGCTGACTCCAACATCTTTAAGAATGATGATGAACGTCGTGCAGAAACAACGCTGTCAATTAAATACTCTAGAGCATCTGGAGACTCATGCTGTTTCCATGCTGGAAAGTTCTGCGTTACTACTTCAAGGCTTGGACACTCTGCATACTTAGAGAAGTGGTCGCGTACAAAAACCCATACACGTTTTACTTCACCATCAACAAACCATGCATCTTTAACACCGCGGTCAAATAATGGAGCGAGGTCGCGGCTCTCTAATACTTTGCTTAATAGTCGTAGTTCGTTATTCATTGTAAGTCAGCAAATGTCCTTCCCCAGTGTCCATAACGTAAGAGGCGTGAGTCTACATCAACAACGCCAA